ATGGGCCCCGGTGCGCTCTCAGGCAAAGAAGCTTATGACATGATAGTGGACGCTATTAACACCGACCCCGCCGCTGCGGCTCAATTCTGGGATACGATGCTTAGTCCGCAGGGGCCCCTTCTGTATCGAGAAGAAGAAGAAGAATACTAAGTATGAATGGATTAACGATATGAAACCAGATATGTGGAAAATATTTACACTTGTATTAGGGGCAATTATTATGCCTCTTGCAGGCTGGGTGTGGTCTGTAAATGTAGAAGTATCTCAATTAAGAAATGATATGGGAGACTTGGAGCGACAAGTTGCAGAACTTGAAGAGCAGGTTGATGAGCAAGAAGAAGCAACGAGAACACTAATTAGAGTTGAGAGCGATCTTGCTCACGTTAGAAGTATACTTGATAGAATTGAGGATATTGTAACGCGATGAAAACTATTCTTCTATGTCTCATGCTTGCAGCTATTACATTACCAATTGATGTAGATAGATTAAAAGCTGATTTATCTGATATGGAGCGGGATGCTTTGGCACTAGAGTTATATTTACAAGACAAGCAAGATCACGAAGATTATTGCCCGCATATCAGTTGGAATCAGCCACCACTAAGTACTTATAAAGAGACATTAATATCACATTTGCCAGAAGGATGTAAATAATGAAAGTCACAAAATCCCAACTTAAGCAGATTATCAAGGAAGAGATAGAAATTCTTTTAGATGAAGGAATCATGGATCGTATCCGCAAAGGATTTGATAAACATGCCCGTTCGGGATTTTTTGGGACAGGACCAACAAGCAAAGAGCTAAAAGGAGCAGCCAGGGTTGGAAGGAAGCTTACACAAAGAAGCTCAACACAACAAAAAGCAAAAGAATTTGCTAACGAACTTCTTAATCGCGAATACAATAAATTAGAAAATTTATGGCGCGATGATAAGCGAGAGCTTAAAGCTTTGCGGGCTTATGTCGCAAAACAAATAGAAAGTTCTGGCCAGGATATATTGGAGACTTTCGTGACAAGCGTTATAGTTAATAGACTACAAGCCGATGAACTTGAAAGTCGTAAGACTGGCGCACCCGAACCGGAACCAGAAGGAGAAGACAAATAAAATGAAAATCACACTTGAAAGATTGCGACAAATTGTTACCGAGGAGGTTATCAAAGAAGAGATCGCGCCAGAAGATGCTCAACGCACTATTGTAGCGTTATTGCAGGGCATCCCACCAAATGTAACCGGCGATATTATGGGCGCCGTGTATGATGAAATGTATGACGCCGATGTTTCAGAACCTCAGCCCGAGCCAGAAGAAGAAAGCTTTCCCACAGAGTATCAGCCCGGCGGCGCCGAAGGCGATCGCCCCACGATGGGATTTAAAGAAGACTTAGAAAAAATCATCCAAGAAGAGTTGGAACAACTTATGAGAGAAGAGACTCCGGTTGGTTCAGATCCTAAAGAAATCACTGCCGCTTTTAAAGCTGTCCCGGACGAAGCTTCGAAACTGGCCCAGCGAGTCCGCGCCGATATAGTAAAAATGACAGCAGAATCTCCTGCTGATCCAATGTCGGTTGCCACTATGGTTGCTGGCCTCATAACAGCAGAGTATAGACAATAAAGAAAAAGGAATGAAGTAATGCAAAAGTATGTACAAGGAAAATTAGATAGATTAGTAGAGAAGGCAATTTCTCGTAAGTTTATGGTTTGGTTGACGGCTACTGGGCTGTTTGCCTTTTATGATTTGGCATCCAGCGACTGGGTTATGATCTCGGCAATTTATATTGGCGGTCAGGCTATAATCGACGGTATTGCCAGAATGAAAGGTGTGTGATGATTAGAGTTGACTGGCTTAAAGTTCTTGCATTTGTGAAGAAAAATTGGAAAGAAATAACAATTATCGTCCTTTTACTTACAGTTATTGGAAAAATGCGTTATGATTATAAACAACTGCAAAATACGTATGAAACCAGCCAGCAATCTCTTCAGAACCAAATTGATGGTTTGCAAGAAATTCACGCTGAAGAATTAGAGAAAAAAGAACAAGCATTGCAACAATATCGCGATGCCCTAGATTTATTGGAGAGAGAATATGAAAAAGAAAGAGGAAAGATTGAACTGGTGGTTGAGGAGAGAGTTGTGGAAATTGAAACAACAATCGATAACCGGAAACAATTCACCGAAAACAAAGAAGAACTCGCAGAACAAGTAGGAGATACATTCGGATTTCAGTATGTTCCTTAAAGCACTATTATTTTCTATGGCGGCTCACGCAGAACCGCCACAGTTTACTATTGTTGGACAAGACGAGCCGGCCCCTTTTGAGGGTGTTTTGTTTAATAAGCGAGGCATTGCGGAGCTACTGGTGCTTCCAATGGAATATCGTCTAGAGTGCGATCTAGAAGTAGAGTATCAGATAGATGTTCAGGCAACCGAGTTTCAGCTTGAGCGTCAAAATTTTCAAATTCGTTTAGATGCACTTACTAAAGAATATGATCTGCGCATTGAACAGAAAGATATTGAAATTGTTGCGTTGCAAAAAGCAATGTTAAAACAGGCGCCCTCTAATAAGTGGTGGTGGTTCGCCGGCGGAATAGCCGCTGGTGTTGCAACAACTTATGGCGTATATAGAGTGTTTAATGAGTGACGAACAGGCCAAGCTTGCCGCTATCGAAAAAGCCATCGCAGAGAAGTATGGCAAAGAAGCGATCCAGAACCCAAAGGGAAACTGGAACGAAGCTAAAGAGAAGAGCTATCTTCAACAATCTCAAAAATTTTATAAGAAACAATATAAAAATGAGGAGTGGCAAGAAAAAATAGATGTTAATGGGATTAAGATCTCAAAAAAACTACTTAATAGAGAATCTTTAAAATGTTGTCCTGTTTGTGATCGCCTTTCTAAGGAATCTATGGATGATGTTTGTCTCATCAAGTTTGGTTGTTGCAACAGTTGTTACGTCCAGCATGTTGAGGGAAGGGAAGAAAGATGGATAAACGGATGGAGACCAGAACCAAATGAAACTAAGTAAACAAATTCTCAAGGAAGCAATCAGAGACGCCATGGACGAGGCTGTGAGTGCCCAGGAACTTACAAAGTCTGCCAAGTCCAAAGAGGCCCAAAAGGAAATGGGCGCCCTCACCCCGCGCGAGCGTAATATTTTGCAAACCCTCCAGCAAGTACAAAAAGCCATGTCAGGCAAGGGTGAGCAAGCTACCCCCAAGGTTACCAGACTGGTGCAGCTGATGGTAGACGAACTACAAAAAGGAGCAGAATAATGGCCAAGAAAAAAGAACCAGTTTCAGTTTTAGATATTGTTCGTGGCTTGGCCCAGGCCGCCGCGAATGCTTATGACGGGGCGCTAACAGAAGATGGAGACGCGCTCAAGGCCGGCCTCCAAAGAGAAGAAGGAAACCCGCTGCTTGATAAGAGGGTTTTAGATGGCTTTGGTGTATCTTTTTATGGGCCCATGATGTGTATTAAATATCATTCCGAAGTCCAACTAAAAGAAGTATACGCTAACGGATTTGAGGGCGACATGGATCAAAGAATAGCAGACATTTCTTCGTTTCTTAAGAAAGAGTATCGTAAAGTTACCGGCAAATCTGTAAGCCTAACGAAAGAAGGCGAGATAGACATACATGTAGAGAGCACATCGAGAGTCCGCTCATGGGTCACAGCAAAACAGCATTATAAAATTGGTGGTATGGAAGACGTTGTAGTGGTTGGAGAAGCTTCCGAGGACAGACTTGAGGCCGGCTGGCGCAGCTTTCTCGATCAGGGCGGTCTAGGTAAGCGACCCAAAAACGATACAAGACCAAAGCCAAAAAATGATTAATGAGCTTTCAACTAGACAAGAAAGAAAGAGTAAAAGAGATTCTTAAGTGTGGAAAAGATCCCTCTTACTTCCTTAATAACTACGCAAGAATATCGCACCCATTACATGGACTTATTCTTTTTAACACTTTCGACTTCCAAGATGACCTCTTGGAAAATTTTAATGATTATCGTTTTAATGTTATTCTAAAAGCGCGCCAGCTTGGAATCTCAACGATCACCGCAGGTTATATCGTATGGATGATGTTGTTTCATCGAGACAAGGCTATTCTCGTTATGGCTACCAAATTTGCGACAGCTGGAAACTTAGTTAAAAAAGTCAAGAGCATCATGCGCAATGTTCCAGATTGGCTGAAGATTGCAAAGATTAGTGTCGACAACCGCACATCTTTTGAGCTTTCTAATGGTTCTTCGATCAAGGCCGCCTCGACTTCTGGCGATGCTGGTCGTTCAGAGGCATTGTCCCTTCTTGTTCTTGACGAGGCTGCCCATATCGAAAACCTTGAAGAGCTGTGGACTGGTCTATATCCTACGCTTTCTACTGGTGGTCGCTGCATTGCCCTATCAACGCCGAACGGTGTTGGTAACTGGTTTCATAAAACGTGCACGGACTCCGAAGCCGGCACGAACAACTTTAATCTTACAGTGTTGCGGTGGGATGTTCACCCCGAAAGAGATAAAGACTGGTACAAGAAAGAAACAAAAAACATGTCCAAGAGACAGATTGCACAAGAACTCGAATGTAACTTTAACACTTCAGGTGAGACAGTCATCGATCCAGAATGTATGGAATACTTATTATCCACAATTTGCGAACCAAAGCATAGAACCGGCTTCGATCGCAATTTTTGGATATGGGAAGAATTTGATCCTACCTGCAATTATTTAATGGTTGCCGATGTCTCCCGCGGCGACGGCGCCGACTTCTCTACATTTCACATCGTTAAACTTGAAACATTAGAAATTGTGGGAGAGTATCAAGGCAAGCCAACAATTGATATGTTTGCGAATATGCTAAACAGCGTTGGGAGAGAATTTGGTGGCTGTATGCTTGTGGTCGAGAATAACAATATTGGATATTCTGTATTGGATAAACTTATAAATGATTTTCGATATCCAAATGTTTATCATTCGATTAAGTCAACACACGAATATATTGAACAACATCAGGCTGAGATAAGAAATTCGGCAGTTCCAGGGTTTACCACTTCGATGAAGACGCGCCCTCTCATAATAGCCAAATTAGAGGAGTTTATCAGAAACAAACTAATTACGATATATTCTTCTCGCACAACTAATGAGATGAAAACTTTTATTTGGAGGAATGGTAGGCCGCAAGCAATGAAAGGCTACAATGATGATTTAATTATGGCGCTCGCAATTGCATGCTGGGTAAGAGACACAGCATTGCAGGCAAATGCAAGAGATTTAAATTATCAAAAGGCTTTTGTTAATGCGGTTTATACTACAAGAACCACCATGAATACTCAAATCAAAGGTCAACAAGGCTACAAAAGAAATGAAGTTTTTGATAAAATGACTGAAGCAGAGAAAATGTACACACAATATAAGTGGATCATAAAGTGAGGAATAGATGGCACCAATAAACCCAAAACAAGGAAAAAACCCTGCAAATAGATCATCAATGCTTTTTAAATCATTGACAAGATTGTTTTCGGGCCCAATTGTAAATTATAGATCTCAATCGGGTCGAAGAATTAGAAGACAGCATTTAGATAAATTCTCCTCAAGATTTAAATCTGCATCGGGACAACAGTTTAAAAAATCTTTATATAATCCCCTGGATCAAATTTCAACTAATGCAATCGCGAATCAACGTAGGGCTGAGCGTTATGTGGATTTTGATCAAATGGAATATATGCCAGAGATTGCATCTACGATGGACATTTATGCCGATGAAATGACGACCTATTCATCTCTTCGACCGATGTTAAACATTAAATGTCCTAATGAGGAGATTAGGGCGGTCCTTGATGTTCTTTATGAAAATATTTTAAATGTTCAATACAACTTATTTGGTTGGGCTCGCACGATGTGTAAGTATGGAGACTTCTTTTTATATTTAGATATAGATGAAAAGTTTGGTATTAAATCAGTAATTGTGCTGCCCCCTACGGAAGTTGAAAGATTAGAGGGATTAGATACAACTAATCCAAACTATGTCCAGTATCAATGGAACTCCGCTGGAATGACATTTGAAAATTGGCAAATTTCTCATTTTAGAATTTTAGGTCACGATAAGTATGCCCCCTATGGCACATCTATTCTTGAGCCTGCACGCCGCATCTGGCGCCAGCTAACGCTTATGGAAGACGCAATGATGGCATACCGTGTCATTCGTTCTTCTGAGAGAAGATTATTTAAAATTGATGTTGGCGCCATTCCTCCGCAAGAGGTAGAGCAGTACATGCAAAAGATTGTAACGCAACTTAAGCGTCATTCGGTTGTTGATTCTGCAACCGGCCGCATGGATTTACGCTATAATCCAATGTCTATTGAAGAAGACTATTTTATTCCCATCCGGCCTGGATCGGCGACAGACATAGTAAACCTTGCAGGAGGCTCAAACACTACGCAGATTGATGACGTTAAGTATCTTCGCGATAAGCTTTTTTCGGCATTGAAAATTCCTCAGTCGTATCTTACAATGGGCGAGGGTGCCGAAGAAGACAAGACAACTTTGGCACAAAAAGACATTAGATTTGCAAGAACAATTCAAAGATTACAGAGAGTTATAGTATCAGAGCTGGAAAAGATTGGAATTGTTCATCTTTATACGCTTGGGTTCAGAGGAGATGATTTGCTGTCGTTTAGTCTGGCTTTAAATAATCCGTCAAAGATTGCAGAACTTCAAGAGATAGAGCATTGGAAGGCTAAATTCGATATTGCCGGCGGCGCCACCGAGGGATTCTTTTCTAGACGTTGGGTTACGGAGCATATTTTCGGCATGTCTCATGAGGAATTTATACGCAATCAGCGCGAAATGTATTATGACCGCAAGCAAGATGCAGCGCTTCAGGCCGTAGCCGAAGCCGCAGCTGCAGAAGGTGCAGCCGGCGGCGGCTTAGGTGCAGATGCCGGCGGGGGTCTCGGTGGGGATCTCGGTGGTGATCTCGGTGGGGATCTCGGTGGTGATCTCGGCGGTGATCTCGGCGGTGATCTTGGCGGCGGCGAAGAGATGCCAGCTGGAGAAGCCGGCGCCGAAGAAGCCGGCGGCGAAGATTCAGCTCTACTGGCAGTCCCTCCAGGATCTAGAGATTCACCACGTTTAACTCCAAGATCAAAAGGCAAGGCTTATTATCCTGTTAAAAGGGATAAGAGGGCTAGCGGAGCAAGAACACGATCTTATGCATCGAAATATTCAAAAGAAAAGAGCAGTGCCGCCTTAAGAAATATTATGCCAGGAATACAGGATATTGGCTCTATTGCAAAAATGGGTGGCCTTGCTACTGGTATTTATGAACAAGATGAGTCTATTTATAATTTGAGAGAGCAATCAGAGGAAAAGAAACTTTTTAAGGTTAATGAATCTATTCGTAATCTTTTGAAAGGTTTGGAAGATAATAAGAAAACAATAACGGAACAAAAAGATGAGAATAAAGCACAATAAAAAGAGAAACACCGCTTTCGTTTACGAGGCACTAATTGTTGAGGCAACGGTTGCAGTTTTAAAGAAAGATGTGCACAGACAAAATAAAGTAATTAACATTATAAAGAAACACTTTAATTCTGACACTATTTTAAAAAAGGACTTAAATTGTTATCGTTCTTTATATGAGAGCCAAAATTTTAAAACCGATGCTTCAAAAAGAATCGTGAGAGAGGCAAGGCTGCAGCAAAAACTATTAGACCCCAATGGTGTTTTTGAGGCGCAAACACAACTAATTCATGATATTAACAAGAATCTTAGCCCTTCTATTTTTAATAACTTTGTTCCAAACTACAAAACACTAGCTTCTATCACACAGATGTTTTCAGATAAGACTTCTCCAAAAGATCAGATTATTTTAGAGAATCAAATAATCTTAGACATGACGAAGGCCAAACAGGCTACAGAAGAAGAGCTTGTAGATAAAACTGTTTATAAGACTTTCGTTGGAAAATTTAATGATAAATATGAAGCTGGATTGCTTTCTGAGCAAAAGGAACTGTTAACATATTATATTTCTTCTTTTACTGATAATGCGGTTTCATTAAAAATATTTCTTAATGAGGAAATCGCTCGTCTCAAAACGCAACTAAGAGGGGCAAGAAATACTGAAGAAATTAATACTGATCAAAATATGTTAAAAAAGACCGACGCTATCATTGAAAAACTAGAAAACTTTTCAAAAGAACCAATTAGCGATGAGCTTCTTCTAACAGTTCTTAAAACACAGGCGCTTGTAAAGGAAATTTATACCGATGGCAATAATAATTAAGATTGGCCCCGGCGCGAACGATGCAAAAGTTCGCCTGGAGATGGACGTTCGTAAAAGTATGAACGGCGATTTAATGATTTTTGATCATGGCGATATTGATATTGTTCTTTCTACTGCTAAAAATAAGATTATTGCATTTCCAAAAGACACAATGAACGATTTGGTTTATGGTGCGCAAAATAGATTATTTGCTCATCTTCGCAAAAAAGGATTAATTATTCCCGAATCAATCCAGGGGGGCTCTTTTTACGGCTCTTTTGAGGCAACGATGGAACAGGCATCGTCAGAAGAATTAAGTACTCCTAAAATGTCGCTTATTAATATATCAAAATTCATTGATGAGGAGCGACCCTATTTTGAGTCAACAGAGGCAATTGTTTCTATAACAGATGATGAGCTATCGCACCCCGATAAAGAAGACTCTACTGAACTTGGAGAAGTTCCCCAGAGAGCACAGCAGGGTTCCATTAGAAAGGGCTACGTTCGCGATCCATATTCTTTGAATTATTTATATACATTTGAGTAGGAGATTTTTAAATGTCAGAACTCTTAACGTTTATACTGTGCGCCTATGGACTAACACAAATTCTTGTCTATGGTAAGATTTTTTCTAGACTAAGGCCC